AGGATTATTCTCGCGGTCAGCGTGCGGGTGACGACAGTTATTCCCGACGCCACTACCTTCACCGTTGGAGATTCAGGTCTGGCAACCCGATTCAGCACTGCGGCGGTGGACGTTGCGGCAAATTCGACGAATGCCGGAACGGCCGCTGGCGCGTACTACAACGCGGGAGCCCTCTCCGTGCGTCTGACGATGATAGGGACGCCGCCGGCAGCCAATACCGGGCGGGTGCGAGTGACGATCCACTACGTCGAGATTACCCCGCCGACTTCATAGAGGACGAAATGGCAACGCTGACCATCAACACTACCGGGGCGCAGGACAGCCGCATTGTGGTCGCCTTCGGCAAGGAACTGACCCTTGCGGCCAACGGTTCGCCGCGAAACGCCACAGCCGCCGAGGTCAAGGCGGCGGTGATCGCTTACGTTGCCGGTGTGGTCCGCAAGTGGGAACAAGCGGCGGCAGTGGATGCGGCAGTGGCAACCGCCGTGGCATCCTTGACAACCATCGACCCGAGCTAAACATGGACGACACGACCAGAATCGCATTGCTCGAACTGGCGCTGCAAGCCGCACGACAGAACCGCAACGCCGCGCTCGATCAGGCCGAGAACGTGCTGGCCGAACTCTCCTACGACCGCGCCAAGGCGGCGCAGGACAAGGCCGCCGAGCCGGTCAAGGTCAGGCGCACGCGCAAGGTGAAGGCGGACTCCTGATGGCGCTGGGCTTTCAACAAAATGCGTTCCAGGGCCCGGGCTTTCAGGGCGGGGCGGCTACCGGATCGACCGGACCGGCATCGGGGCGCGGGCTGGGTGGCGCCGGGCGTAAGCGCCGCTATGGCGAGGATGTCACCGAGCAGCAATGGCGGGAGATGGCCGATCTGCGCGACCGCTTGGCCGACATGGACCTTGCCCGCAAGGCCCCCGCAGCGTTGGTGCGCGAGGTGCGCCGCCGGGTTGGTCCCATTGTGCAGCGGGCGGAGGTCGAGCCCGAGGTGTACGCCGCCCCGGACTTCGGTCAGCCGGTGCGTCTCGTATTGGAAGGTCTGGTGGCGCTGCTCGACTATCTGGCGAAGATCGACGCGATTGAAGCACAGGCACGCGAAGCCTACGAGCAGGAATTGCGCGACGACGACGAGGCAGCGGCAATGCTGCTGCTGCACTAGCGAGCCGGCGACCCGGCAGGAGACGAAACATGAGCGAGCAAGAGCAGAGCTTCCGCGAACAGGTCGAAGCGGCCACGCCGCAGGAGCCCGTACCGGCGCCGGAAACGGCCCAGGAGGTATCCACGAGTGCCGACGAGGCGCCAAGCGCCACAGAGGCGCAGGAGCCCGCTGAGCATGTCGAGAAAGTGGTCCCGCTCGCCGCGCTGCACGAGGAGCGACGCAGGCGGCAGGACTTGCAGCGCGACGTGGACGAAGGTCGGCGCAACTTCGCCGCATTGCAGCAGCAGCAGGCGGCGATGCTGGCCGAATTGCAGCGCCGGATGAACCCGCCCCCGCCGCCGATCGACGAGGCGTCAGACCCGCTGGGAGCCATCGCGCAGCAGCAGCGGCTTACGGCCGCACAGGTTGCCCAGTTGAACGAGAATTTCCAGCGCCAGCAGCAAGTCGTGCAGGAGCAGCAGTTCGTCACCAATATCGCCAACAATGTGCGGCAGGCCGAGGCCGATTTCACGACGCGGCAGCCGGATTACCAGGAGGCGGTGACTTACCTGCGGCAGGCGAAATACAACGAGTACGTCGCCGCCGGGATGGGCGAGCGCGAGGCGTCCCAACTGGTCGTGCGCGATGCGTGGCAATTGTCGCAATACTGCTCGCAGCGCGGGGAGTCACCCGCCGAACGGGCCTATGCGATTGCCAAGGCGCTCGGCTACAAGGCGCAGGCGCAGGCCGCGGACAGAGTTGCAATGCAGCAGGCCGGGGTGCGGGCATCGACTCCGGCCGGTGGCGGCGCTCAGGGCGGTGGCAGGCTCTCGCTCGACGTGCTCGCCAAGATGTCGCCCGACGAGTTCCTGAAGGCAACCGCCGGGGACAAGTGGAAGAAGCTGATGCAGAACGCCTGACGGCGTAGTATTACCCCACGTCTCGGGGACGTTAAGCCCGCCGGTGGTCATCGCACACGTTAATCCGCGATGTGTCGCGCGCAGCGAATAGCGCAAACCACATCATCCATTTAACGTGAAGGAGCGGCCACATGGCTACTACCTCTTACGCAACCGGCAACGCCCTTGCGGTCAAGCTGTTTGCGAAGAAGCTCTTCCAGGAGGCGCTGAAGCAAACCTACTTCAGCCGCTTCATGGGATCGGGCACCAGCAACATCGTGCAACTGAAGAACGAGACCTCCAAAGGCCCGGGCGACCAGATCACCTACGGCCTGCGGATGCAATTGTCCGGTGCCGGCATTCAGGGCGACGGGCAACTGGAGGGCAACGAGGAGGGGCTTATCACCTACTCGGACGCTCTGCTCATCAACCAACTGCGCCACGCCGTGCGCTCGGCCGGCAAGATGTCCGAGCAGCGGGTGACGTTCGACGTGCGCGATGAGTGCCGCGTCGGGCTGCAAGATTGGTGGGCTGACCGGCTCGATCAGAGCTGGATCAACCAGATCGCTGGCAACACCGTGCAAACGGATACCCGCTACACCGGCAACAACGCCACGGTCGCACCGGACACCGCTCACAAGGTGTTCGTCAACGCCAACGAGTTGACCGACGCATCGATCTCGACGACGAGCATTTTTTCGTTTGCGGTGATCGACAAGGCGGTGGAGAAGGCGAAGACGGCGAGTCCGCTGATTCGTCCGGTCAATGTGGACGGCACGATGATGTTCGTGTGCCTGCTGCATCCGGTGCAAGTGACCGATCTGCGGATCACCACCACGACCGGCGGCTGGCTCGACATCCAGAAGGCGGCGATGACCGGCGGGCGAGTCTCCGACAACCCGATCTTCACCGGGGCGCTCGGGGTCTACAACAACACCGTGCTGCACGAAGCGGTGCGCCTGCCGGCGGCGACCACTGCCGTTTCGACCACGGCGCAGGCCAACACGCGGCGGGCGGTGTTCTGTGGCGCGCAGTCGGCGGTGCTGGCCTACGGTCAGAACAACTCCGATCAGGAGATGACCTGGGTCGAGGAACTTTTTGACTACGGGAACCAACTCGGCGTGTCGGCCGGGTTGATCTTCGGCGTCAAGAAGACCGTTTTCAACTCTGCCGACTTCGGGACGATCACCATCCCGACGTATGCGGCGACTCACTAACAGGAGGCTGACATGGCCGGTCAAACTTTCACTGCCACCACGCTTCCCGACCAACCGCGCAACATGGCGGACGGCATCAACATCGCCACCGCCAAGTACGTGGCGCTCACCACTTCGCTGTCGGTGTCCGACGTGATCAACATGCTCCGCATTCCCGAGGGCGCGACGATTCTGGACGGCTACATCAGCGGCAAGGTGTCGAGCACTACCGCGCTGGCGACCATCGTCAAGGTCGGGATGGGCAATGCTGCAGCGACCGATGACGACTTCCTCGCGACCGCGACGCTGTCGAGCACGACCAAGATGATCCGCTTCGACGGGTCGTCCGGTCTGCCCTACAAGATCGCGGACATCGCGGCGGCGACGTATCCGAAATGGTCGTGGCTCACGGTAACGTGCGTCTCGGCCTCGACGACGGCGTCGGTGTCGATTCAGGTCTGCGTCACGTACCTGACCGGGAATCTGTCGGGGTTGTAACCACTCACGCCCGGGCCGGTTCGCGGCTGGTCCGGGCTTTTTGGAGGGCTTGATGATCACGATTCAAGAAGGGGTAGCGCGAGCAACGGCGGCGCACCGAAGCGGCGATTTGCAGACCGCGCGGGTGCTCTATGACCAGATCATTGCCGAGCGCGAGGATTTGACTGAAGTACTGGCGTGCCTCGGCACGCTGTACGCACAGAGCAAGGACTTGGGGCACGCCATCGTGTTCCTGAAGTACGCGCTCACGCTCAACCCGAAGGACGCCGCGACGATGGGCAATCTCGCCACCGTCTACCGGATGATGGACAACAGCAATGCGAGCATCGAGTGGAACATGAAGTCGATAGCGATCGACCCGGACAATCCGGCCACGCTGTCGAACCTCGCCGGTTCCTACATCAACAACGGAACCCCGTTGCAGGCGCTGGCATGGGCCAACGCGGCGCTGGAGAAGGCGCCCGACATGGCCGAGGCGCAGAACCATCGCGCGCTGGCGCTGCTGGAGCTTGGCCGTTTCGATGCGGCATGGGTGCAGTACGACGGTCGCTTCGGCGTCCCGCAGTGGCACCGCCGCCCCTACCAGTGCCCGCAGTGGGCGGGCGAGCCGACGCGGCTGCTGGCGATTTCCGGCGAGCAAGGGCTGGGCGATGAGGTGATGTTCCTGACCTGCATCGCGCAGGTCCGGGGGCTGGTCGATGGCATCGTGCTGGAGGTGTCGCCGCGCCTGGTCAAGCTGATGCAGAACAGTTTTCCCGACATTCCGGTGTATGGGACGTGCGAGGCGCTGCTCGACGAGCAGGAGCCAACCGCGTGGACGCACATGGGCAGCGTGCCAAAGTACGTGTGGCCGGTGCAGCCGAACGCTTACCTGAAGCCGACGGGACAGTATCCGCGCCATCGGCGGCGCATCGGTATTTCGTGGCGCGGCGGGACCATGACCACGCATGAGCGGCTGCGCAATTTCCAGTTGGACTACTGGAAGCACCTGATCGCGGGCTGGCCGGCGGAGGTGATCAGCCTGCAATACGGCGATCGGGCGGGTGATGCCAAGACGCTCGGCATCGAGCACGACGGGCCGAGCATCGCGGACCTTGACCAACTGGCGGCGATGATCAAGTCGTGCGATCTGGTGGTGTCGGTGACCAACACGACGGTTCATATGGCCGGAGCGCTCGGTGTGCCATGTATCTCGCTGGTGCCGTCAAAACCGGACTGGCGCTGCGGGCAAGAGGGCGAACGCATGATCTGGTACGACTCGGTGCAGATGGTGCGCCAGCGCAAGGGCGAGGATTGGCGCGAGACGGTTGACCGGGTGCGCGCCGCAGTAGCCGAGCATTTCCCGGCGATGGTAGCGGCATGATCGCCACCGCGCAATACAAGGAGCTGAATCGTCAGTTGCATGAGACGACCCCGGAATACGGGGTGACCGGGCACCGCTATGCCGACATCGTGCGCGAGTTGATGCAGGCGGTCGGGATGCGCGACATCCTCGACTACGGCTGCGGCAAGCGCACCCTTGAGATGGCGCTGGGCTTCCCGATCACCAACTACGACCCCTGCATCCCAGGTCTGGATGAGCCGCCGCGCCCGCACGCGATTGTTGCCTGCACCGACGTGCTGGAACACGTCGAGCCGGAATGCTTGGATGCCACGCTGGCCGATCTGCGCCGGGTGACGCGGCAGATATGCTTTGTCACCATCGACCAGCAGCGGGCGCAGAAGACGCTTGCCGATGGTCGCAACGCGCACCTGATCATTGAGGGCGCGCAGTGGTGGCTGCCGCGCCTGTGGGCGGCTGGGTTCAAGATTCGCGGGATGACGGACTCCGGTCGTCGAATCAAGGCGACGCTGGCATGACGCCGCGCGTGTTCATCGGTTTCGATACCCGCCAGCCGCTCGGGTACAACGTGCTGCAACACAGTCTGCACAGGTACTCGGCGCACCGGGTGATCGTGGAGCCGTTGATCCTATCCAAGCTGCCGATCCATCGCCGAGGGCTGACCGACTTTACCTACTCGCGCTTCATCGTGCCCTATCTCTGTGGCTACGATGGTGCTGCCGTGTTCATGGACGCCGATGTTGTTGTGACTGGCGATATAGGCGAGTTGATCGAGCAGGCGGACGCGACTAGCGCGGTACAGGTGATGCAGGAGCAGCCGCGTTTCGAGTGGCCGAGCGTGATGCTGTTCAACTGCACGCGGTGCAAGGTGCTGACGCCTGAGTACATCGACGATCCGGCTAATTCGTTGATGAAACTCGACTGGGGTCCGGTCGGCACGTTCTCGCGCGAGTGGAACCACTGCGTCAACAAGATGGACCCGGCAGAGGCCAAGCTCTACCACTATACCGAGGGACTGCCGTGCTGGGAGGAGGTCATCGGCTCGCCGCTGGACAAGGTATGGCTCGACGAGTTCGCTGACATGCAACGCACCGTTGGCTGGCGCGAACTGATGGGGCAGTCGGTGCATATGCCTGCGGTGCTGACGCGCATGGTCGCGCGCAAGTTCGGCGTGCAACTGGACGTGCGGGCGCAATGAGCAAGTGGCTGCAATGGCGCAAGGATCGCTTCCTCGGGAAACCGGTGACGGACTGGTTCGTGGACGAGGACGGCACGTTCTACTGCGACCACGGGCCGATGAGCAGTGCCCAGTGCCGTTCGCTGGAAGAACACCAACTGGAAGATCGGCGGGCAGCATGAAACTCGTCCGCAACACGCACATCCCTGACAACGACGGCATGTTCGCGTCGGTGTTCGCGCGCGGCGACGTGTTCGATCTGGCCTGCCTGCAATACGGCCTCAAGCAAGTGCGCAACTTCCGCACCGCAGTCGATGGCGGCGCGCACGTCGGCTCGTGGTCGCGCTATCTGGCGCTGCGCTTCGCCAACGTGGCGGCGTTCGAGCCGGACCGCGAGAATCACGCCTGCGCGCAGGAAAACACGCTCTGGCTGCCGAACGTGTTCGTCTTTCCGTACGCGCTGGGTGCTGTGCGCGGGACCGGCGCGCTCGCCACGAGCACCAACACGGGCGCGGGCTACGTGGTGCCTGGCGATGACTTCCCGATCTGGCCGCTGGACACCTTCAACCTGCAGGACGTGGACTACCTGAAACTCGACCTTGAGGGCTACGAGGGGCAAGCCCTGCTCGGCGCGGCGGATACGATTGCGCGGTGCAAGCCGGTGGTACAGATAGAGGAGAAGGCGCGCTTTCGCCAGCGTTACCCGGACCCGTGGGCGCGCGACGTGCTGGCGGGCTGGGGCTACCGCGAGGTCTCCCGGCACATCAAGGACGTGGTGTTCGTATGCGACTAGCCTTCCTGCATATCGGGCACGACCTGAGCATCCCGACCATCATGGTTGCCTCGGTGCGCCGGCACATGCCCGACATCGACATTGTGCAGATGACCGAGCCGACCACGCCGAGCGTGCCGGGCATCACGCGGCGGGCGGAGCAGCCCTACGGCGACGAGGGGCTGATGGACTATCGCCTGCGGCACCTGTCGCTGCTCGGGGATGGGCCGCTGATCTCGCTCGACACCGACGTGATCGTGCAGGATGACCTGCGCACGGTGTTCGCGCAATCGTTCGATGTGGCGCTGACCAGGCGCTACGCGCCGCTGATGATCGGCGGCAAGGATATCGTGGCCGAGCAGCCCTATAACGCCGGGGTGATGTTCTCGCGCGCGTCTGGCTTCTGGCTCGACGCGCAGGCGCATTGCGCGTGCCTGCCGGTCAAGTCGCGCAAGTGGTTCGGTGAGCAACTGGCGATTGCGGTTATCGCCGGGAAGGGCGGCTACGACGTGCTGGAGCTCGACTGCGCGACGTGGAACTGCTCGCCCGAGGACGAGGACGAGGACGTGTCGCACGCGAAGGCCGTGCATTACAAGGGCGCCCGGCGTAAGCCGTGGATGCGAAATCGTGGATTTCTGGACATGGTTGCACTACCAGCAATACGCGCTGCTAGCGGACGAGGAGGCGAGTTGTGGCAAACAACGTAGCCGGACTGACCACGCTGATTACCAGCGACCTGACGCGCACCGACATCTCGGCAACGCAGATTCTCTACGACATCAAGTCGTCGATCCGGGATTACGAGGCGAGCCGGTTTTTTTTCAACGAGAAGGCGCTGGCGGTGACGATCAGCGCGACCAACACCTACGCCCTGACGCTGTGGGGAACCGTCGCCGCGGTCGGGGCCGACGTGGTCGAGGTCGATAGCCTGCACGCCACCGTCAACGGCATCACCTACCCGCTCGATGAAGTGAGTTACGACGAGTGGCGCGACCTTACCTCGACCACGACACTGACCGGCGATCCGCAGAAATACGCGGTATTCGATCAAAAAGTGTGGCTGTATCCGACGCCGGTCACGGCGGGCACAGCGACGATGGCGGCGCATGTGAAATACGCCGAAGTGGTGAGCCAGTCGAGCAGCAACGTGTGGACCGACGCCGGGCGGGAGTTGATCCGCTGCGCGACATTGAAGAGGCTGTGGGGGCGGCTCATCAAAGACCCGGAGCAGGCGCAGATGATGCAGATCGCAGAGACGCAGGCGCTCGCTGCGTTGCAGCGGCGCACCGACGCGCTGTCGGGCCATCGGGTTATTGGCTATCTGTAGATCATGGGCGATCTGGTCCCCATCGCGCTCGTCGGCTACGCCCCGGACCTCGATCCGGCAACGCCTGGCGTGTTCTCCTACTGCAAGGGGGTCGAGCCGACGCGGCGCGGGTGGAAGGTGCAGAGGCGGCAACTGGCAACGCATGCGACGAGCGGCGCGGCGTTTGCGACCAACAGCTACATCCTCGACGGGCTGGTGAGTGAACTCGTGGACGGGACCGAGGTAGCGCACTTCGCCGTTTACGACGCAGCGGCGGACAAGGTCAAGCTCTACGCGATCACCGGATCGAACAGTCTCGGCGACAAGTCGCGTGCGGCGTTCTATACCAAGCCGAACGGTACGACGACCAACAATGTCTCGTTCTGCCAGTACGGCAATCTGACGCTGGCGACAAATCTTACCGACGTGGTGCAGGTGCGCGATGCGTCGGGCTCGGGGGTCTTTGCCGACAGCGCGGCGACCGCCATCCCGAAGGCGAAGCTCTGCGTCACCTGGGGGCCGCCGACCAGCCCGAGGGTGATCCTGTTTCACTACAATGATGGGACCAACTACCCGGACGGGTGGTGGACGAGTCATCAGGGCGGCCCCGCGGCGGCGTGGACGGTGGACCCGGCGACCGGGGCGATGAGCGGGCGGCTGATCGGCGTCGGACCGATCCGTTGCGCCATCGCCTACGGTGATAACGTGGTCGCGTTCGGCGATCGGCAGATGTGGTTCGGTCAGTTCATCGGCCCGCCGTTCGTGATTGGCTGGAGCAAAGTCGCCAACGACATTGGCTGTTGCGGACCCTACGCCGCGAAGGTTATAAACGGCGTCCTCTATTGGGTCGGCTTGCAGGGCCTGTTCGCGTGGACCGGGCAGGGTGAGCCGCAGCGGATCGAAATCCCGATCCAGCGCACGATTGCGATGCAGGTATTTGCGGTGGGGGAGCCCGCATCGCGCAACATCCAGTTGACCGGTGACGCGACCACGCGGCGACTCTTCGTCGCCATCAAGACCGGGCCGCTGACCTCCTCAGCGGTCATCGCCGCGTTCTACAGCATCAGCTTGGACAGTCTGCGGGTTGGGCTGCCCACCGGGACGCGCGACTCTACGGTCGTCCTGTCGCAAATCTACGACCGGCTGCGGGCGGCTTACATCACTGTCGGGGCCGAGGTCACGCTGACGCAGGAGTCCGGGCCTTACGCCGCGGTGGTGGGCGAGGCGATCGGCTTCGGGCTGCCGTTCATCGGCGCGGACAAGGGCGAATCGAAGATCCAGACGCTGATCCCGCGTTTCGTGACCGCGCCGATAAGCTATCGGATGACTGGATACTTCGGGCCGACGTTCTCGGAGGCGACCAGCACGGCGCCCCCGGTCGATGTGGTGGCAACCCCGTGGCGGGCGGACATTCTGAAGGCGGCGAACTGGCACGCGCCGCGGTTCTATTTCGTCATCGACGCTTCGCACGATATGGAAGTAATCGACGTTGTCGCCGAGACGGTCGAAGCGGGGAGACGCTAAAGCGATGGCAAATGAGCAGAGTTTGCAGACGTTCAACGTCAATCGCGAGTGGTACTTCCAGCATCCAAAGCTGATGTGGGAGGGACTCCTCAGCGGCTCGTCGGCGACACTCTACACGGTGCCGGCGAAGGGGTTGCAGGGACCGCCCCCGAAGGCGATGGTGACCGAGGTGCTGATCGCAAACACCGACAGCGTGGAGCGCTCGGTGACGCTGTACTTCATTCCAACCGGCGGCTCGCCGGGGGCGGCGAATACCATACTCCCGGCGGTGCCGTTTCCGCCCAATTCGTTCACCCGGCTCGACTTCCAAACCATCATTGAGGAAGCGGGCACGATCCGCGGGCTCGCATCGAGCGCTAACGTCGTCAACGTCACTATCAGCGGGATTGAGTTCCTGCTGTCGCGGGCATGAGCAAGGGCATCAATCAACTGCCGATCGTGGTCGAGATTTCGGCGGAGCAATTGCCGAAAGGCGCCGATGCGGTAGACGATGACCTCGACGATATCGGCGGGCTGGAATACTGGGTCGAGGCCCGCGCCACAGCCTCGCCTAACAACGTCGTCCCGGTGTCCTCCTTCACCCCGCTGGGGGCGGGAACCGACATTGACGCGGCCATCGTCCCGAAGGGGGCCGGGGCGCTCCTTGCCGCCATTCCTGACGGCACAGCGGTCGGAGGCAACAAGCGCGGCGTCTACGCGGTTGACTTGCAGTTGTTTAGGAGCGGCGCTGCGCAGGTGGCGTCTGGCACCGGGGCATTCATTGGCGGCGGCGGCGTTAACACTGCGAGCGGCGAAGCATCTGCCGTCCTTGGGTACGGCAACACAGCCACCGCGGATGCGGCGATCTCTGCCGGCGGCATCGCCAACACCGCGAGCAACACCAACGCCGCGACAGTGGGCGGCGATGAGATCACCGCCAGCGGTGTTAATTCTGCCGCCGTTGGCGGCTCCGGCAACGCGGCGACGGACGTAAGTGCCGCCTGCGTTGGGGGGGACGCTAACACCGCCAGCAACAACAACGCCGCCTGTCTCGGGGGCACCGACAACATCGCCAGCGGGCGTGAGGCTGCGACCGTTGGCGGGGAGGTAGTCACCGCCAGCGGCGAGTGGGCAGTTGCGCTCGGCGGCAACGTCAATGTCGCCTCGGGTGACGCCTCTGCCACTGTCGGCGGGACCGACAACGTAGCCAGTGCCCTTGGGGCTACCGTGCTCGGTGGGACGGACAATACCGCTTCGGTAGCAGGGGCGGTCGTTCTCGGCGGCAACCTGAACCTTGCCGACGCGGCGGGTGCCATTGCTCACGGCAGCCGTGCCACCACCCACGGGGTGATCGCAGCGACCGCTCACGGCATCTCGGGAGGGGTTTTCAACTCCGCCGGTGATGCCCAGCGCGGCAACTATGTGCTGGGCATCGGCACCTCGGACGCCACCCCGGCAGTGGTCAGCGCCGACGCGGGCGCGGCAGCAGCGGGCAATCAGGTGGTGCTTGCCGGTTCTGGAACGGCCTATGCGTTCAGCGGACGGGTCATCGCCTACGCCGACAACCCGCTCGCCTCGGGATGGACGTTTGAGGGCGTCATCCGGCGGGCGACCAACGCCGCTTCCACCGCGCTGGTGGCCGCTGTGACGCCGACGCTGATCGCGCAGGACGCCGGCGCTGCGGCATGGGCGGTGGCGGTCACCGCCAACACTACGCTGGGTTGCCTCACCGTCACCGTGACCGGCGCCGCCGCAACGACGATCCAGTGGGTGGTCAGCATCGAAACCACCGAAACGCGGATACCTGGCGAATGACCTACACCGAGACTGCGGTGACTCCGCTGCTGCTCTCCGCGCTCTACGCCCGATTGTGGCCGCGCGGGGTGGAGGAGATTCGCCGCGTCGGGATCACGCTCGCTGACGCCTACCAGAGCATGCTCGAGTGGGCCAAGGCGGGCAGGAGCGGGGTGCTGCTGGCCGATGGCGAGCCGGTGCTGGTGTGTGGCATCTATCCTGACGCTGCCGGGGCGTTTACATGGATGGCCGCGCGCGATGACTTCGAGCGTCACTACCGGGCGATGGTGCGTACGATGCGCCACGAATTGGCAAAATGGCCGGGAACGGTCTACATTTACTCGGTCTGCGTGGACCAGCGCGCGGAACGTTTCTTCAACGCGCTTGGGTGCGAGCGCGACGGCTGGGCGGGGCGCACGCCGACCGGCGCGGCGTTGTATCGGTTTACCAGGAGGTAGCCATGTGCATGGGCGGCGGTAGTGGTGGCAATAGTGCAACGCAGGAATTCAAGCCTCCGTCGTGGACGACGAGCTACGGCGCGGCGGGGCAGGGGCCGTGGCAGGACTATGCGCAGAAGGCGATCAACGCATCGAACGCCATCGGCCAATACGATCCGTATCCCGGGCAGACCATTGCCGACATCACGCCGGAGCAGCAGGCGGGACTGTCGCTGACCACGCGCACGGCGATGAACTCCTCGCCCGACGTGCTGGCGGCGCGCGGCAACATTCAGGACACCGCGGGCGGGCGTTATCTTACCGGGGATCAGTCCAATCCGTACTTGCATCACGGGTTCGTCAACAGCGTCATTAGCGACAACGCGGCGAACATGGTGCAGGCGCACCGGCAGGGCGGGGCGGCGCAGTTGGACGCCGCCGCGGCGCGGGCGGGTGCCTTCGGCGGCGCCGGTCACAACCAATTGATCGCGCAGAGTCAGGGCGCGCTCGATCAGAGCATCGGGCAGATGGCGAATCAGTACCGGCTTGGCGCACAGGGCTTGCAGAGCGCTGGCTGGCAGAACGAGCGAGCCAACATGATGCAGGCGAGCGGGGCTGCGCCGCAACTGCAAAACATGGATTTGCAGGCGGGTCAGGCGCTGACCGGCGTGGGCGACGTGTACCGTTCCTACAATCAGGATCTGCTTAATGCCGGTCTCTCAGATTGGAACGCCCGCAAGCAGGCGCCGTTGCAGGGGCTCGACGTGCTGGGCAACGCGCTGGCGCGAGCGAGCGGCAACGTCGCCGGGGGGAGTTCGACGACGATGACCAACGGGTATCAGGCAAGCCCGTACGCCTCGCTGCTCGGTCTCGGCGCGCTCGGGTACGGTCTGTACGGGATGCAATAGGAGACGACTATGTGCGGCGGATGGCAAGGACAAGGTGGCAGGATGAATGCTGGTGGGTGGCAGCGGAACCAACGCCCGTCGCCATTTGGACAGAGTCCCGGAACCTATGGGATGCCGCGCGACGGGACTCACGCGCCGTATGTGCCCCCCGTTTACACCGGGGCAAGGAATCCGATATTCACCAATCCGGGGGCTCCGAATTGGCAAGGCGGTGGCGGTGGCCCGACACCAGAGGGAGACGTGATGCCGCCGCCGTTAGATACGGTCGGGCAACAGCCAACCGGATACGGCGGGCCACCGCCAGCCGGGCCGGGCATGCCGCCGCCACATACGCCGATGCAGTCGCCGATCAACAACGCCGGCATCAATGATGTGCAGGCGATGATTCAGCGCCTTCAGGCGCAGGGCAATCCGCAAGCGGACATAATGCAGCGCCTTGTGCTGGAGCCGATGTTGCGAATGCATAACAAGGGCTTGCAACAGAAAGGCGGGCTGCTCGGGCCGCCAACTACACCTAACGGCATGTAGTCATGTGCGGCGGCTGGATCAAGGATCACAAGAAGGAGTTGCTTGCCGCGGCGGCGATCGCCGGGGTCGGAGCGGCTACTGGCGGCTTCGGGCTGCTCGGCGCGGGAGCGGCCGCCGGGGCGGCCGGGGGCACAGCGGCAGGGGCCGCCGGAGCCGCCGGAGCCGTAGCTGGGGATGCCTTCCTGCCCGGCTTGCTCGCGGGCGCGTCGGGCTTCCCGGAAGCCGCGGCGATCACTGCCGGGGCGGCGGGTGCCGAGGGCGCGGTGGCGGGGGATGCGTTCCTGCCGGGATTGATTGCTGACGCGCCGGGGAGCGGTATCCGTGGCGGGGGGCTGCTCGGCTCGCTGGGCAAGGGTGCCGGGCGGTTTGGCCGTGCCGCGCACCTCGCGCAGATAGCCGGTGGCGGGCAGCAGGAACCACAACCGCAATTCGCCCCGATGCCGCAGGGGCAGCAGACGGTCCCGGCGGGGGCGAGTGCGCCGAGCATCGCCGAGACGTATCCTATTGATGTGATCGACCCGGAGAAGCGCCGCCGGATGCTGGCACTGGCGCGGATGTACGGAGGACGCAATGGCTAACTGGGACGTAAGCATTTACGGGAACATTCCCACGATCACAGAGGGAATGCGTACCGCTGGGCAGGGGCCGTGGGGTCCGCTGTTGCCCGGCGAGACGTATCTCTACGATGACGGTAACGGGAATATGACTTACGTCCGCTACGAGCCATCGACGGGCGCCGTTATCAGTAACAACACCGGACTTCCGGTCGCTACCGGGGGCGGCGATCCTCCACCTGCCGGCCCGGTGGTCGATACCGGCGGCACGGCGGGCGGCCCGCCGACCACGCCCGGCGGTGGTGGCGGAAGCGGCTCCCAGCCGTATGCCCTGCCGATGTATCC